GGCGCGCTGTCGGAAGCGCAAGCCAAACGCTCTATGTTTACTGAAGAATTTCAGAGAATGGAGCAGCTTACTCCATCAGAGAATAGTTTGTTCCTATTAGAAGATCTGATGGGCGTGGATGTAGAACCAAGAAGAAACTTTATTTTTAATAATATTGATTTCAGCGAAATAAGAGAATAAAAATTGATTTATTTATTAAAAAGTGATATAATATATATAGAATGATAGAGAAAGGAGAGAAAATATGAATGTAGTTTATGTAGCATTTAAGGGCAGTTCAAAAATCTACTGTTACTATTCGGAACTTAAATTCATTAAAAAAGGAGTTTATGAAATCGTAGCAGATAATAAAACTTCTTATGATAACCCCGTAATGGTTCTTGGCACTGGAGGGAAAAAAGATGCACCGAAGGGAATCCCCCTTCGTACAATCACTCATGCAAAACTGATTGAGGCACCGCCGAAACCAGATGGTGGAGTCGATAGCCTTTATGTCAATGAGAAAAAAGGAACGACTGTCATAGTTTGGAAAGATGGTACAAAAACTATTGTTAAATGCCAGGAAGGTGAAGATTTCGATTTTGAAAAAGGAATTGCGATGTGCTTTATGAAAAAAGCTTTTGACGATCGTGGTTGTTATAACGATATTTTTAAAGAAGTGGCTAAACAAATGGAGTCTAAGGAATGAGTGATTTAAAAACAATAATTGAAGATAGCTTTCAGCAATATGCTGGTGCGGTTCTGCAATCCCGTGCGCTTGTTGATGTACGAGATTGTCTGAAGCCTTCTGCTCGTCAAATCTTCTATTGTTTATACACAGATAAATTCCTTCACTCAAAACCCTTTAAGAAAACGCTAAAAGGCATTGGTTCAGCTATGCGAATGTATATTCATGGTGACTCAAGCTGTGAAGGGGTGATAATGCGCGCTGGCCAACCTTTTGCCATGCGTTATCCTCTTATAGAGGTAGAAGGTTCGTATGGTAATCTTATGGAATCTGGGAACTGGTCGGCTCCTAGGTATACATCGGCTCGTCTTTCAGCGTTGTCCGAATATCTTTTTAAAGATATCGACAAAGATACTATTGAGGAATGGCGAGATAATTATGATGATACTGAACAGTATCCTGCGGTATTACCAACGAAAGGGTTTTTTAATATAGTAAATGGGACTATGGGAATCGGAGTCGGCGCAGCTTCCTCCGTCCCACAGTTCAATTTACAAGAGATTAACAATGCTTTAGTTTTTCTTTTGGAAAATCCTGACGCTCAATTTGAGGACATCTATTGCGCCCCAGACTTTGCCACTGGCGCGGTTCTACTAAATGAAAAGGAAGTAAAACAAGCCTTAAAAGACGGATACGGATGTTCTTGTAAATTGCGTTCAGTTATTGAATATAACAAGTCAGAGCGTAGTCTGATTGTCAAAGAAATTCCTTTTAGTGTTTATACGAATACTATTTGTAGAGAACTGGAAGAAATTTTAGAAAGCGACGACAATCCCGGAATTGAGCGTTTTAATGACTTAACTGGCGCGACGCCAAATATCAAAATATATTTGAAAAGAAACGCCAATCCAGATCGAATATTGAAGTTTTTATATAAAAATACTTCGCTTCAATCATACTATGGGATTAATATGACCATGCTTGAGAATGGTCGTTATCCTAAAGTATTCGGGTGGAAAGAACTTTTACAATCGTATATCAACCATGAGAAGGTTGTATATCGTAGAGGTTTCGAATTTGATCTTAATAAGAAACTTAAAAGAGTTCATATATTAAACGGATTGTTAATTTGTTTGGCTTCTATTGATGAGGTTGTAAAGGTAATCAAAAATTCTGCTACAACTGCCGCAGCAAATAAAAGTTTGCAGGAAAAGTTTTTGTTAGACGGCGCGCAGGCTAAGGCAGTACTTGATTTAAAACTTTCACGTTTAGCTCATTTAGAGGTTGAAAAAATTGAAAACGAAAAGAAAAAACTTGAAGCCGAAATTGAGGAAATTCGTGAGATATTAAATAATGAAGATAAATTTAATGAGCAGCTAATTAATGGATGGAATGAAGTATCACGCAAATTTAGCGATGCTCGTCGTACCCAAATATTAGATGTAGAAGGCGAAGAAGATGAACCAAAAGAACTTCGCAAATTATCAATCAATTTATCTAATCAGAACAATATTTACATCCACGAAGTATCCACACTCTATTCTCAAAGTCGTGGCGGCGTGGGCAAGAAATTTAAAATGAATAAGGGAGAATATATTATCTCAACTCAAAATGGAGATAATAAAAGCCTAATTCTCTTCTTTTCAAAAAGTGGTAACTATTATCATGCTAAACTTTCAGATATACCGACTGGAGAAGTGGTTCCAATTGAATCTATTTCTGCTATGAAATCTACAGAAGAAATTTGCTATATGCAAGTTGTGAACAAAGAAAATCTGAAAAACAATGATAATAACATAATCTTCTTTACTAAACATGGTTTAATGAAGAAAAGCAAGTTAAGCGAATATAATGTTAGCAGACAAACTGGTGCTAAGGCTATTGCTTTAGAGCCTGAAGATGAAATCTGCTCGGCAATTGTAACTAACGATAGTCGTGTCGGAATGTTGACGGCGCGCGGCCAGTTTGTAATTTGTGAAACCAAAGATGTTCGTCCAATCGGTAGGGTTGCAAAAGGAGTTAAAGGTGTTAAGCTGAATGAGGGAGATTGTTTAGTTTGTGCTAAAGAAATTCCTCAAACAACAAAAGAAATTATTAGTATCAGTAAGCTCGGGTATTCAAAACGTACTCCAATTTCCGAGTTTGCAGTTACTAATCGAGGAGTAAAAGGTGGAAAAATTCATAGGCTAAAAGATACAACCGATGAATTAGTATCCTTTTCACCCATTACTACTGAAACAGAAGCAATAATAGTTGCAAATAAGACTCAAATTAAAATAAAGCTATCCGATATAAGTCTATTAAGTAAGGGCGCGCAAGGTACTAAGTCAATTAAAATTACTGAATCCGCGCGAGTTGTAGGAATGACAATTTTTTAGATTTTGAGAGGATTTAAAATTTGAGTTTTAATAAAATTTAATATATAATATATATAGAAAGTTAAGAGAAAAGACTTTCGTAACCAAATCAAAATAACTATATTTTATTAAACAAGGAGAAAAGAATTATGAAGCTGACTGAAAAAAGCACACAGGTACTGGATTACGTAAAGGCTAATGGTGGAAAGGTTTCCATTCCGGAGCTGGCAGAGGCACTGAGCAGAACACCGAGATCGGTAGGTGCTAATGTTACTGACCTTACAAAGAAGGGCCTTGCTCAGAGAGAAAAGGTAGAAGTTGAAGGCGCTGACAAGCCGGTTACATATGTCGTTCTGACTGACGAAGGCGCTAACTTTGTTCCGAGCGAAGACGAGTAATCAAGGTTTAAAAGAATTGGGGATTGAGAGATATCCCCACTTTCTTTAGCAAGTTAAAAGTAAAAGAATTGAAAAGAGGTAAAAATTAATGTTAAGACAGGCAGATAATAAGGTAAAAATTGAAGGAATACTTGCTGAAGTTGATATTCATCCGAGCACTTTTAAGAAAAACGGTGGAGACATGGATGCGATCGGCGGAAAAATTATTGTCAATGTTACACAGCCGATTAATGGTGAGGAAAAGAAACTCGCCATTCCAGTCCATATGTTTGCATCAAAGCTGACCAATGCTGGTAAACCGAACCCAGCTTATGAGTCAATCCAGAGAGTTGCCAATGAATTTACATCAATCGCGGCCGCAGGTGGTGAAGAAGGAGCTGATAGAGTTCGTATCACGAGTGGCAGTATTAGAATGAATGAGTATTATTCCGCTGACGGAAGACTTATCTCATTCCCGAGAGTTAATGCTTCGTTTGTCCAGAAAATCGCTAAGCCGTCTGATTGCAGACCGCAGGCAACTTTTGAAGCTGAATTTATGGTTGTCGCAAAAGGTGAAGAACTGGATAGAAATGAAGAACCCACTGGACGTTATAGAATCCAGGCAGCTCTTCCGCAGTATGGTGGCAGAGTTGATATTGTAGACTTCTATGGTGAAGCTCAGGGCGTTATTGACGCAATCTCAAATTATTGGGAAGTCGGTGACACAGTAAAGGCGGCTGGTAGACTTAACTTCTCTTCAACAGTTGAGACTGTTTATGAGGAAGTTGATTTTGGTGAGCCAATTGAAAAGATTAGAACCATTAATAAGAGCGATCTTATTATCACTGGTGGTTCTCAGGAACCGCTTGATGGTGACCTTGCGTTCGATCAGGGTGAAGTCAGAACAGCTATTGCTGAAAGAAAAGCTAGACTCGAGGCGCAGAAAGAAAAGGATATGTCAAGGACTAAGTCCAAGCAGGCGCCTGCGCAGAATAGCAAAAACGGTTTTGCAGATCTTGGATTTTAATGAGGTGACAAATTATGGCTATTGATATTCTTAATATTGAGCCTACTGTCATTTCAAGAGATTTAAAAGGAAAATACATTCTTGTATACGGTAAGCCAAAGACGGGAAAAACCACTTTGGCTTCCCGTTTTCCTAAAAACCTATTGGTTGCATTTGAAAAGGGTTATAATGCAATTGACGGTATTAAGGCGGTTGACATTAATAAGTGGGCAGATTTCAAACTTGTTCTTAGACAGCTTGAAAAACCCGAAGCCCGTGAAATGTATGATACAATTACAATTGATACTACTACAATAGCATATGAAATGTGCGAACAATATGTTTGTGCGCAGAATGCAGTTCAATCCATTTCGGATATTCCTTGGGGACAAGGATATTCGGCTACGAAAAAAGAGTTTGAAAAATGTCTGAGAAAAATTACAATGCTGGGATATGGTCTTGTTCTGATTTCCCATATTGAAACAAGAAAAGAAAAAACTAGCGATGATAGTGAAATTGAAATCCTGGCGCCGAGTATGCCTAAGAGATGCTATGAGGTAGTTAATCAGATTGTAGATATTATTGGCTATATTTCCACTGAGTGGGATGATATGGGCAATAGTATTAGATGGCTATATACTCGTCAGACTCCAACAGTTATGGCGGGCAGCCGATTCAAATATCTTGCTCCAAAAATTAAGCTGGGTTATGACGAATTGGTAAAAGCCATTAACGAAGCAATTGATAAACAGCGTGATATGGATGGCGCGACGGTAGTTGATAAGGTTGAAGTTAAAGCAGAAGAACCGCTTGACTTTAACAAAATTCGTGCAGAAGCATCAGAGCTGTGGACAGAACTTGTTAAAGAAGATACTGCAAATGCCGATATAATTTTAAAGAAAGTTGAAATGATCTTTGGTAGGAAAATTAAACTTTCAGAAATTACAGAGGATCAGGTTGATTTGTTTAACCTGGTACTGATTGACATGAGAGATATGAAAAAATAAATATCTTTATTGAAAAGAGCCGAAAGGCTCTTTTTAAATTTGACTTCTTTTTATTTTTGTGTTATAATATATATAGAAAAGGAGAAAAATTATGAAGAAATATCCACCAGTACATTGTCGAATATGCGGACAAGCTATTGACAGAAACATTGAACGAGAAAATATTGATTGGGTAATGCCAAGTAGGAATTGGTTTTATCATAAAGGGTGTTATGAGAATTGGAAACAAGGCACTCCAAAAGATGATGATGGTTATATAGGTTTTATATATGACTTTATTTCACGAGATTTAAAAGTGAAATATGATTTCTATATGTGCGAAGCTCAACGCCGCAAGTTTGTTGCCGGAAACAAAATGACGAATAAAGGCATTTTTTTTACGTTAAAATATTTTTATGAAGTCAAGGGCGGTGATTGGAATAAATCACACGGCGGCATTGGTATTGTCCCTTTTGTTTATAGTGAAGCTTGTACTTATTGGGCTAATAAAGAAAAGAATAATGAGGGATTAATTGAAAAGATTGAACAGCAAATGAAAGAAGGAAGGGAGCGTAAGAAAAAAGTTATTCATAAGAAAACTCCAAAAAAGCAATTTAAGGTTGATCTTAGTGTAATTGAAGAAATGGAGAATGATGAATGAATATAGACAAAAACTGTATTCAGCAAGTTTTAGGAAGTCTAATTAAGCATCCTCAGTTTTTAAGTGAAGTAGACAAATATTCTTTTGTATTAACGGACTTTCCGAGTAAGTTTGAGAAATATATCTTCTCGGCAATTAATGGATTATATCGCAACGGCGCGCCGAAGATACAAATAGTTGATATAGAAAACTTTTTAAACTCAGATGAAATTGCGAAGAAAACTTTTGAGCAGCAAAATGGTATAGAATACCTATTAGATATTATTGAACTGGCTGAAGTAGAAAACTTTCAATATTATTATAATAAGCTGAAGAAGCTGAATCTGTTAAAAGATTTACAAAGAAATGGGTTTGATATTAGTGAGTTTTATGAAGAAGATTTAACAAACCCGAAGTATCAAGAGATTAATAGGCGATTTGAATCTCTTAGTTTAAAAGAAATTACAAATCACATTAGAAGCAAAGTATTAAA